ATCGATGTAGGCTCAGGATTCATCCTGGCCATCCTCATCCAGTTACTAATTTTTCCGCTCTTTGGGCTCCATCCTACGATTCTGGATAGCCTAGGAATCGCTTTAATTTTTACCGTTGTGTCCATGACACGATCCTGGTTATGGCGTTGCTACTTTAGGAGGAAACGTGAAGTGGAATAAAGGGGGTTGACAGCAGTCCTAGAATAACTTATATGTAAAGTACGAAAGGTATTAAAGGTATTATGAAGAAAAACGATAATGATGTATTAAAAAAAGAATTAGTTTATTTTTTATTGCACTGTGAAAGTAATAGAAAAGCTTATGTTAAAATTGGTAAATCTGATTCTGAATCAGGTGTTGTGGCAAGATTAAGAGGATGTCAAACAGGTAACCCCATTAAATTAACTTTGTTAGGATACATCGAAGGTAGTGAAGGTGAGTGGCAATCTTTTTTTAGTGAAGAGTGTATAAGAGGAGAATGGTTTGATTATAATTATGCTAAAAATTTTATTAGTCAATTAAATTTAAGAATCCCTACAAGTTGTTTAAAAGAATTTAAACAAGAAAAGATTAATGAATTTAATAAAAAAATATTAAAAATTAAAGATCAAATACAAGAAGACAGAGAAAGATATCACGAGCATTTAGATGAAGAAGAGTGGCAAAAAGAAATGCCTACACATTTTGAAGAAGAACTTAAACAAATAGGATCTTTAAAAGATGAGATGGCTCTGGTTGATAGTCTTAAAGACCATAAATTAAAAGAGGCTTACACTAGTTGGGCTCTTAAAAATACTGAAGAAGGTTGGTATGCTTATGAAAGATCTGAAGAAATACATAGAGATCATAGAAAAGAAGCACTCGAACACATGCATAAAGTAGTAAAAATTATTAATTTTATGTATAGAGGGGTTGATAGCGACACATGGTATGGTGGACCAGAAATTAGAATAGCCGAATCTAAATCTACATTTTTTGATTTTTTTAAAAAAGTCGTTAATCCAGGTGAATTTTATATAATGGTTGGGGAGTATAAACATGGATATAGTTTAGAAAGTGGATTATGTATCTATAAGTTATTCTTAAATTTTATGAATTCACGGAGACGCAAAGTAAAAAGTAGATTCCTCGGTAGAACAGACGAGAGGCAAATGGCAAAATACAAAGAAAATTTAGACTCAAATAATGTAAAATATAAAAATGATTGCCCCGTTGATATTTCTAAAAAAATAGAGAAACTAGCTTTGAAATCAATCATTGATGATATTAAAAAAACAATTGATGAAGATTTAGGTGTTTTATATTTCGATAACAACCTTGCTACTTGGCGAAATAAAGAACACGAACAAGGTTTAGATTCTTATTTAAAACAGATGAAATTAATAGATAAAGTAAATTTAAATGGAAAAATGAAAGGTGTATGAAGAAATATTATGAAATGGAATAAACTTTACACCTATCCGCCCAGCACACGCTCCCTGATAGAAGGCAACCGGCACTATGATGTTAGCAACGAGACGCTCCCATCGGTGACCACGATTCTACAAGCTACACAGGATGAGGCGAAGAGAGAAAGTTTGTCCAAATGGAGGGGGAAAGTTGGCGAAAATGTGGCAGAGAAAATTAAGGAAGAAGCTGCCCGCAGGGGTACAGCAATGCACGAGTTTCTCGAATATTACTTACGGAATGAGAAGTTGCTAGACCTGAGCGACGAGGGGCAAGCGGCGAGCGGCATGGGGCAAGCGATTATTAAGCAGGGTTTTAATGACTTATCTGAAATATGGGGCAGTGAAGTTGTCCTATTTTACCCGGGGTTGTATGCAGGTCAGACAGACCTATGTGGTATTTATTCTGGGCGCGAAAGTATAATCGATTTCAAGCAAACGAACAAGCCTAAAAGACGCGAGTGGATAGATGATATGTTCTTGCAGCTAGCGGCTTATGCCATGGCTCATGACCAGATCTATAAGACATGTATTGACCAAGGTGTCATTCTTATGTGTTCAAAAGATGGGTTTTTCCAAAAATTTACCTCTACAGGACAGGAATTCACGAGATATAAACATAAGTTCCTAGAAAGAGTAGGACGATTTTACACATTTCAACGGAAAAAAAACGAGATTTAGGGTCAAAAATGTGATTTTTGATGTCAAAAATCCCCATAAAACGAACGACAAGGTCGAATTTTGTGATTTTGTGACTGAAATGTGGTAGCTAGAAGTGTTGGTATATATAGCGAATAACCCAAAGTTCACATAATCACATTTTTCTGAAAACCTCACGGCTCCAAATGACGCTGAAGATATTTTGGCTCTTATATGTGAAAGTGTGGAAATCCCTGTAAAATAAGGCTTTTTGCATTTTAAAAATGTGATTTGTTCACAAAAAAGGGTTAAAAGTTCACAAAAAAGTGTTAAAAGTTCACAAAAAAGATGACGGAAGAAAATTTTTTTGATATGTTCAACAGGATTCACAATCCAGAATATTATGCAGAGACCAAAAAAAAGAAAACCCCGAAGAAGAAAACAAATCGCAAACGCTACACAGCCAAACGATATCCCGTATTCAAAGTACAGAATAGAGTGGATTGATATTATGTCCGACTCAGGTTGGGCTACTGATAAAGAATTTAATAGAATGAAACTTGCTACACCTATCAATGAAGGTTGGATATATTCCAGAGACAAGAAACATGTTAAGGTCTTTGCCTCTTATGATAAAGACGAAGACACTAAGGAGATTACTTTCGGCGATAGAACTATGATACCTTTGTCTTGCATTAAGAAGATGATTAAGTTATCCTAAAGAAAAGGAGGAAATATGGCTAAAAAGAAAAAGAAGAAAAAAGATAAGAACTATCTTAAAAGATTAAATAAGAAAAAAGGCAAAAAGAATAAAAATAAAAAAAACAAAAAAAACAAAAAGAAGAAAAGATAGTTAAGTGAATAGGAAAGAACGTTATAAATTAACGAGAGAAAAGGAGGAAGATATGATCTGTGAAAAGATCATAGATACCAAGCCTCCGAAAAATAAACCCATAGAACAAAAAGGTTTACTCACAGGTAATCCGGTCTATAAACCGTTTAGATATCCCTGGTGCTACGACGCCTGGTTAACTCAACAGCGTATACACTGGTTACCTGAAGAAGTGCCTATGGCAGACGATGTTAGGGATTGGCAGAAGAACATAACGCCAGCAGAAAGAAATCTGCTCATGCAGATATTTAGATTTTTCACACAGGCGGATGTAGAAGTGAATAACTACTACATGGGCCATTGTATGCACGTGTTTAAACCAACAGAGGTTAAGATGATGCTCTCTGTTTTCTCTGCTATGGAGACGGTTCATATGGCAGCTTATGCGCATTTATTAGATACTGTCGGCCTACCTGAAACAGAATACTCAGAATTTTTAAAGATTAAGGCCATGAGAGATAAGTATGATTATCTTCAAGGATGTAAGTCAGATACTTTGCATAATATTGCTAAAACAGTGGCTATCTGTAGTGCTTTCACTGAAGGTGTGCAGTTGTTTGCAAGTTTTGCAATTCTACTTAATTTTCCACGACATAATAAAATGAAAGGAATGGGTCAGATTATTACCTGGTCAGTGCGAGACGAAACACTACACTGTAATTCTATGATCAGGTTATTTAATGAATTAATGAAAGAAAACCCAGAAGTCTGGACATCTCGATTACAGAATGAAATCTATGAAGCATGTAGGATTGCTGTTGCGCAGGAAGATGCAATGATTGATCTAGCTTTCGAACAAGGTCCATTAGAAAATTTAAAAGCTAAAGATGTTAAGCAATATATCAGATGGATTGCTAATCGAAGATTAGAACAATTAGGTTTAAGTAAGTTTTATAATGTTAGTAAGAATCCTTTGGGATGGTTGGATGCTATATTAAATGCCGTGGAGCACATGAACTTCTTCGAAGGAAGATCAACAGAATATTCAAAAGCTGCAACACAGGGAACTTGGGATGAAGCGTTCGAAGACTTGAAATCTCCTTATTTTGATATGCTTGAGAAAAATAAAATTATTGGCGAGAAGGAGTTCTTTAAACCCAATGCCTAGTCCTTGGAATTTTCCTTTGATTTTGACGGTGTCTTTGTTTTTTTTCCTTTGTTGTTTTTTAATTTTTTTACTGTAGGTGTTACATTCAAGATTGGCGCGTAGTCGTCTAAAATTTGTTTCATTTTCGCTTCTAGTTCTATTTCTGACATATCTTCTAATTTCCCATGCTTTATTATTTTTCGTTCTATGTATAATCCTGCTGCCTTGCCTCTATTGGTTTCTGCATTTACTGCAGATGAGAAGCTACCCTTCTTTAAAGCGGCATTCTTTATGCGAGCAAGCTCGGCAACGTGCCCTTCGTAGGTGACTTCATATTTCTTTAGTCGTTCTTCCCTTAGTTTTCCTATATACTGTACAACCAGCGGCGACAGCCTTGGATTTTGTAGTTCTGAAGCTTCCTGTGTAGCCCGGTTGGCGCTATATCCAGCGATGGTTGCTGCCTCTTTGCCTGTACAAGGGCCTTCAGGTCCGCCAAAGACTATAATCTCAGCGAATCGCATTTGCATTTCAGTTAATCTTTTTGGTACTCCCATGCTTGCGTTATAAATGATTTTAGTGTATATTTCAAGGTAACATGAAAGAAAATAATATACGTGGGCCTTTAGATTTAGAGCAACGAATAGCTGATTTAATTGGTCGTTTAGAGAAAGCAGAAGCTGCGCGTCGTCCGTTGGACACTATGGATGAAATTGCCTATAGAGAATTGGAAAAGGAAAATAAGGATTTAAGAATTTCAATAGGTAATAGGATAGAAAGAGTAGAGGAATTAAATACTTCTTTGGCCGAAGCTTTAGCGATAGATGAAGCTCATCAAAAACAAATGGGTAAGTTGCAAGCTAGGCTCACTGAAGTCGAGGAAGATAATAAGAAATTAGCTAAGCAGATTGAAAATCAATCAAAGTATGTGCAGTCTCTTAGAGACAAAGGA